TAAATTTGCAAAAGCTGATGCGATGCTATATCCAGACAATGTAAATACAGACTTACCTCTATTGGCAAACCAGTGGATTGGCCTTGGTATTAAAGCCACGATGCAAGAGCGTGTAAGAATCGCCGCTAAGTTCAGCGAATATTGTTCTGGTGGAGATATACTGCATTTAAATACGGATGCACCATTCAACAACTTTGACACGGCTTGGAATATGTTACAATATGTCGCAAAACAAGGCGTAAAATATTTTGCTTTTACGGGCAAGATTTGTGCTTGTAAGCATAATCATGCTTTTTATGGAAAGGTTTGTCCTGAATGCGGCGAACCTGTTGAAACTGAATATTCAAGAATTGTAGGTTTTTTCGTACCTGTTAAATCTTACAGTAAAGAAAGAAAGCAGGAATGGGAACTAAGAGATTGGATGAATTTAAATGAAGGTTAAAGGCATCGTAGCAGAAGATTTCATACAATACAAACAGCCATCAATGTTTATCTCAACTTGCTTCTGTGACTGGAAATGCTGTCGTGAAGCTGGCTTAGATGAATCTGTGTGTCAAAATTCTCCATTGGCTCAAGCTGAGTCAATGGAGATTGACAACGAAAAAATCTATGATATGTTTGTGTCTAATCCTATCACTCAGGTGATAGTTATTGGTGGCCTTGAGCCAATGATTCAAATAAACGAAGTAATTGAACTTATTGATTTCTTTAGAAAAAACGGCGAAGATTGCCCGTTTATTATCTATACGGGTTACTACCCTCAAGAGATACCAAAAGAGATTCTACGCCTTAAAGAGTACAAGAATATAGTTGTTAAATACGGTAGATTCATTCCAGACCAAGAGTCTCACTATGACTCAATCTTAGGCGTGAATCTTGCCAGCCCCAATCAATATGCAGAGGTGATATCTTGAGTAACTTAAAGATTATTGTAACTGACGATAAAGAACTTGAGCTTACTATTCGCAACGCTTTGACTGAAACTTCTGGCTATTGCCCTTGTGCTTTAGAACATATTCCAGATACGCGCTGAATGTGTAAAGAGTTTCGTGAGCGTGAAACACCAGGTTCTTGTAATTGTGGTTTATTTGTAAAAATTGAAGAAAACTCTTGACAATCTATAAGTTATATGGTATAATCTTATTATCAACTCAAGGAGATAATGATTATGACTCTCTTTTATAAATTTATAGAAAACATTTATCTTAAGATTCCAAATAACCTTGTTTACTTCGACCAATTAACCAGTCTACATAATCGCAACTATTACAACATGGTCATTAAGAAAAAATATAATGGACGTGAGTGTGATGTTGTATTTGTAGATGCTAATGGGTTGAAGCATATTAATGATACTTGTGGACATCATGCTGGTAGCCGATTTCTTCAAGAACTTGCCGATATTCTCTCGGTATGTAAATGTGATGAGATTTGGCGATATGGCGGTGATGAATTTATTATGGTATTTGATAATGGGATTGAGTTGGAAGATATTGAGTGGTTGGACGAAAATTCATATTTGTTGTCTTGGGGAATGGCAAGTAAAGAAGCATATGAAGATATGTCGAATGTTATTGGCCGAGCTGATGAAAAGATGTATGAGATGAAAAAGAAATTTCATGAAAAAGACTTGACAAACTAAAGAATATATGGTATAATACTCATATAGTCAAGAACAGAAGAAAGTTTCGTCACGAACTTAGCTTCGCATACGAGTCGGCGTGACGGTCGGCTCGTGATGTGGATTGTTTGCACAAGGCATTAAGGTTGGGGCAGAGCCAACACAATCCGTATTCTCCGTATCGTGGGAGATTCATAAAATACACGACACACCTTAGCAATAAGGCGTTGCCCAGCGAAATCTCGTTGTAGGTTCAAGCGAGCCGAATGTAGAAATAATGGGGGCAGAACTGAGTGGTAACATTCAGCAGTTCATAAGAGAACGGGCTAAAAGTAGCGAACTTAGTTGAACATTTATAACCTTAGCACTTCTCGTGCGAGAGGCGTCTTAACTCTTTGAGAAAGATGAAAAAAAGAGAAGCTTGTAGGAGCTACTTAACCTTCTGAACCAATCTAAGAGGTTGGCGGTTGTTATCACACATGAGATTGCCGATAAAGAAAAGTGATGACTTGTGGGTGGAAAGTAACCCTCAATTATATGGTATGCTACTTTAATGGTAGAAGAGCGGTCTTATAAACCGTATTAGTCCTAGATTGGGGCATAATCTCAGTTCGAGTCTGAGGCATACCACCATATATAGGGTTATAGTGGGTAGCTAACCGCTATATTTAGAGATGAAAGCCTATTCTTTCATCTCACCTATAAATAAAAATCTTTTAATAGGAGAAGATAAAATGGAAGAAATTTGGAAAGACATACCGGGATATGAAGGGTTGTATAAAGTAAATACAATTGGTGAAATTTGGACTGAAAAATACAAAAAGAAGCTCAAATATAGTATCTCAAATGATGGATATAAACAATATAATTTACACAAAGATAAAAAAGCACATATTATGACGGCTCACAAAGCGGCTGCGTTGGCTTTTATCCCAAACCCAAATAATTTACCATTGATAAACCATAAAGATGAGAATAAATTAAATTGTTACTATGAAAATCTTGAGTGGTGTACTTATCAATATAATGTAACTTACAATGGTATTAATAAAAAAGTAGGAAATGTTCTTAGGGAAAAATATGGGGCTGAGTTTTATGTTTATGATATCGAAGAAAAATATTTAGGAAAATTTAAGGGAGCAAGAAAATTTGCGAGAGAACATGGGATAAGTAGTGGGAATTTTTCAAGTACATTAAATAAGAATAATGATGGAATCAAAAGACGTTCTTGCAAAGGTTATATTCCTTCATTAGTCCCATTAAAAGATAATCTCTGCTAATAGCAGTTATTATACCATATTCTCCGTGTGCACATGCGAAAGCCGAGAAGTCGGATTGGGTACGAGGCACTGAAGGATTCCCAGTGAAACCCGGATTCTCTAATTGCGGACGCATGGTGAGCGCCCAAAAGCCGGGTACTTAATCATCACGTCAATGTGGAATAAGCCAACATAGTTACAAGACGTTAAAAAGTAGAATACAGTTGGCGGGGGAACTACGTTAGTGCCAATTATATGCCGCTGTGATGGAAAGTATACATACAAGACTCAAAATCTTGCGCCTTAATTGGATTGCGTGGTCGAACACGTCAGCGGCACCAGCCTCCTTTAGTTCCCAATTCTTTTCGAGGTAATCAGAAATCGAATTGGCGAGTGGGTGTCTCGTTAAGCGCCATTATGCCACAATTTTAGCTTGACAACAGGTTAAGATTGTGGTATAATTGTCTTATAAAACCAAAGGAGATAAAGAGATGAATAAACTTAGAACATACGCTATTGGTTGCAGTATTATGGTTGGGTTGGCTACGATTTCTTTAGGTGTTAGTCTTGAGCCAGTTGTTAACAAGCCGATAGAGATGAAGGCTAAAATGGTCGAGTATGATTCAGGGTGTCTGCCGGGTGATGATATTGAAGTCAGTGGCTATGCAAGTATTGAAGCTTACGAAAACGAACTGATTGAAGACGCTCTTGTTGAAGATGGGTATTATCGTGATGATATTCCTCTTACATACGAAGACCAAGATTATCTTCAAACGGCTTGTGATGAGTTTGGTGTTGATTATGCGCTGATGCTTGGATTGATTGAAAAAGAGACTGGATTTTGTAACAGTGTCGGTGATAATGGCGATAGTGAAGGCTATTGTCAGATTCAATCGTATTGGTGGGGCGATTTGATGGTTGAAATTGGCGCAAAAGATTTGATGTTCTCGTTTGATAATTTTCGTACTGCGTGTTGTATTTTAAGCCGATTTATGGTAGACTATGATTTAACTAATAGCCTAACGCTTTATAATTCTGGCTCGACTGGTGATAGTGAATATGCAAGAGATGTAATTGAAAATATGAATGCTTGGGAAGAGGTGTTGAATGGATGAGTTATGTATTGACAAATGGCAAAAATTATTTGGGTGTTTCTGTGACTGGACAGCTTACAGCCGTCAGCAATATTGAATATGCTACTCAATTTGCTAAACTCGAAAAAGCCGAAAACGCAATTAAGAATTTAGCAAAGCCGCTAAAGAATCTTGGTTATCATATTGAAGAATATAATGGCTTAAAACAGACAACAAAATATGTACAAAAAGCGGTTGAGTATAAAGAAGACGAATTGAGTGAAGAGAACAGATTTATTACCGAAGAATCGCTAAGTTCTATCACCGAAGCCCTTGAAATACTACATAATTTTGAAGACTGGTTCTTGCCACTATATAACAACAAATCTTATTTTGAAGCTCAACTTGAAGTCTACGAGAAACAGCAACGAGACATTGAACACGCTATTGAGTTTTATAATCTAAACGCCTGTGAAGGATATAAGATGTATAAACTGTTAAAAGAAACAAGAGTCAACAGGCGTAAAGCAAAAGATATTTTAGAGATTATTCAACGAGTGAGTGAGTGTCTACAGTCTACATTTTTTGAACACAACCCATCAGCCAGAGTCGAAGCACTACTAAAGCGAAAATATTCGCCTAGAGAACTAAATGAATTATTTCAAAAATAATTCTTGACAAATCGAATAGGATGTGATATAATACAGATAATGAATGAAAGAGAGAGGTTTAACAATATGAACACTTCTTATGTAAATTATCTTAATGCCGTTCGTAAGTCTCAGAACACCGTTGACAAGTATACTAAATATGTGGGTGAAATGCTGACTTTCGTCAACAAACTTGAGACTGAAATCACTTATAATGACCTTCTGGCTTGGCAGTCTAGTATTTCTAAGCTGTCTGCGAATACTGTGTGTCTTGAGCTTGCGGCTGTAAAGAGCTATTTTAAGTATCTGGCTAAGAGTAAGATTATTAGTGAGAATCCTGCCAAAGAGCTTGAGCGCCCCAAGAAAAATCCTAAAGAGAAGCCTTACATCAATGCCGAAGACGCACGGGCTTTGGTTAATGCTTGTCGTACTCTGAGAGACAAAGCCATCATCTTGACTTTCTGCAATACTGGCTTACGTATTACCGAGCTTGTCAATCTTACTCTTGCCGACTTTGAGAAGATTAAGGCTGATGGCGAAATTACTCTAATTGCTAAGGGCCAGAAAGAACGGCTTGTTTGCTTCAATGACGAGACTATCAATGCTGTTGAAGCTTATCTCGAAACCCGCCATGATAATTGCCCTTATCTGTTTGCTAGTTTTAGACGTACTCAGCTTGACGGAGAGTGCTTTAGCAAGACCATTAAAGCTACAGCCAAAAGAGCTGGTCTGCCTTATTGGGAAGACATGACCAATCATTCGTTGCGTTCTGCGTGTGCGGTTATTCATGCAGAGGCGGGTATTCCTGTTGAAAATATTCGTGATATGCTTGGTCACAGCAATATTGCTACAACTTCTTTGTATTTGAAGACTTCCAAGGACAATGTTCGCAAGGTTATGACCACATCTGTATTTTAATGAGAAAGAAGGAAACAAAATGTACAAACAGAACTGTTGCCCTGAATCTATCCAAGGCTGTTACTCGCTTCAGATGTATGGCAAGGAGATGATTCTTGTAAACAAAGAAACTGGCGAAACGTTCTCAACCCACTGTCATCCAGACGATATTTTTGACCCCGGAGCAGGTCTAAATGTGTGCCTTGAACAAATGGAGAAAAAGAGAAATACAATTGAAGTTGGCGATATTGTTAAAGTCAAGAACTGTGGCGAAAGCTATACTAATTATGTAGAGTGGTTTGTAAGTAACAATATTCCTTATGAACAGGCGGCACATTTCGCTTATAAACAAACTCCCGACAAAGACAACGAATATGAAGTGGTCGCTATTCATCCGCATGGCTACCATAGTATTGACCTGTATCTAATTCAAAACGTTAGAAATCTTCATACTAGCAAGTTTTATGATGAGACTTATTTAGTTAACAAGAACGCTATTAAAAAGGTGGTAAAGTAATGGGTTGTCCAAATATGCTTTATGAGGTCATGGACGCTATTCATCTAATGTACGAAGACCATCCAGAAGTTGAAAACGATTGTATGCGTTGGCTTGTTGTTGCCTTGGCAAATGATTACGATAGTATGAAGGTGGCAGAGTGGTTTGATGAAAAGCATCTTTGTATGGAGTGTGGCAATCATCTATCTACTTGCAATACCAAAGACTATCATCCCGAATGTGGGCCGGGTGTATACGAAGTATATACATCTTACTACTGCCCTGAATGTGATGGCTTTAATAAGGAGGACGAATGAATAAGCGAGAGCGAGAGCGCATTGAACGTGAGAAGCTAAAGCAAATGCTTGATGAAAGCCCAAAGCTAAAGGCGATTATTGACGGGTTGATTGAGAATCCTAATCCTGAGTTGGCAGAGACTATCAAACCAGTCATCGAAGAGCAGTTGTCTAAGGCTATAAATCAAGGTATTCAAATTGGATATCAAGGAGCTTTGCTTGGCGTGGCTGAAAAGGTCAAGAAGTGTAAGTCGATTGAAGAAGTTGTTGAGAAGTTGACTGGTGAAGTGAATAGTCTAAGGGCTAAATGGGGTCTAAAGCCAGTTGAAGATGTAATTGCTGAAGATGAAGATATTTAATATAGGCGCTCGCCTATTAAATATATAAATTAAAAAATAAGGAGAAAATTAAAAGAATGAATAACAGTGAACTAAATAAGAGTAAGAATTGGTTTGTAATTAACGGTATTGTAAGTGAAAAGGCGAGTCTGGTTAAGGGCAAGGGCCGTGTGCCTATGCAGATTGAAGATGTAGAGATTGACGAATATGATGAAAACGGTAAGACGGCCGGCAAGATTAAATGCAAGCGTCTGTTTGGTCTTGTAAGTCTGCGTACCGCTGATGGTGTTCTGGATGTTGGCGTGAATTTTAAGTCTAAGACCGTTCGTGGTGAAGATAGTAAGACTTGGGGTATGGCGAGAAAGATTATGGAATGGACTCCTGAGATTGGTGACGGTGCAGATGGAGAACCTTCCATGGTATCTATGTCTGGGTCTGTGTCTATTTATGACAATTTTGGTAAGGACGGTAAGCATTACCCAACATTACAATTTAACGCTTCTCAGAAGTGCCAACACATCTCTATGGATTTTGAGCAGACTGGCTGTACTCTAAGCGGAACTGCTTACGTTAAGGCAGTAACCCCTGAGATGCGTAAGAATGGCGATGATATGGAAGAAACTGGCCGATATAAGGCTGAATGCTATGGCGCTGATAATCGTGGCCAGGTGTTCCCCATTGACATTATGATTGAAGGTGATGATGCTATCGAATTTATGACCGATGATGATGTGGTTGGTGGTACGATTTCTTTTGTAGCTAACCGAGTTAAGCGCCATGTTGGTGGTAAGAAGTCTACGACTATGAAGAAGTTTGGCGAAGCTAAGGCTGAAACAAGTAGTAGTTTTGACGTTGAAGAATTGGTTCTGGTTGGTGCTGAGGTTATTGAAGAACCTGAGATTGTTGAAGATGATGAGGGCAACAAGCTACCTGATAAGTCTGGTTATATGAATCCTGTTGCTGTTAAGAAGGCTCTAAAGGAACGAGCAAAGATGCTTGAAGAGTTAAAGAATAAGGGTGATAAGAAACCCGATATTAAGGCGGCTAAGAAGTCTTATGGTACTGGCAAGGCTAAGAGCGTTGTGCAGGATGAGTTTGATGAGGATGATAACCTTGATTCTGACCCATTTTAATCGAAAGAGAGAAGGAGGAAATAAATGAGCGAGATTGATATTTTTGCGCCAAGTGTGTCCACTGTCTCTCATGGCATTGAGGGCAAGCTACTACTAATCCATTCTAATGAACGTAAGTTGGGCAAAACCGCACAAGCTGTGCGGTTTCCCAAGCCTTACTATCTCCGCTTTGAGCAAGGCATTAACGCCATTTCTGGTCTGGCTTATGCCCCGCTAACAAAGTGGTCTGACTTTAAGAAGGTTAATAAACAACTAACTAATCCGAAGACTATTGACAAGGCCCATGAAATGTACTCAACCATTATTGTCGATACCACCGATGTAGCAATCAAGTGGTGTGAGCGATATGTATGTGGATTACAAGGCGTTGAACGTCTGAATGACGGCAATGAGGGTTACGGCCTTTGGAAAGAGTACGAAAATGAGTGGTTTGGCGAATGGAATAAACTACTAAACGCTGGGTATTGTGTTGTGTTTATCGCCCACTCCGAAGACCGTAAGTTTAAGCATCCTGTCACGGGCGAAGAATACATTCAACTATACCCCAAGGGTGACAAGCGTACTATCGACCTTATTATTGATGCTGCCGACCTGATTGGTTTTGTCAAATCCAATGGGTTTGACGAGGAAAGTAACGCCACTCTATCTAGCATTTATTTTACCGCTTGCCCTGATTTTCTTGCTGGTAGCCGTTATAAGTATATGCCGTCTGTTATTACGCCGTTTACAGCAGAAGGCGTGCAAGAAGCTCTTGCTGAAGCTGTGGCGAAGGAAGAAAAGGAAACTGGCAATAAGAGTGTAGACTATGCACAATTCAAAGCTGAGTCGAATGTGGGACAGATTACTTATGACGAAGCCATTGAAAAGGTTAAGCCGCTGTTCAAAGCTATTGTCAAACGAGATAAAATGAACAAGACTTCCCTTGCTACTGAAGTTGTTGGTAAATATCTTGGTGAAGGTGTGAAGATTAGCGAAAGTACCGAGAAACAGCTTGAACAAATTCTTATGATTATTGATGAGTTTGAAGCGGAGCTTGAAGAAGCCGACGAGTAATCGTGAACAAATTGTAAATAATTATAAAAACACTTGACTTTTGGCTAATTTTATAATATAATTACGAAGAGGCTGAAAAGAGGTTGCAAACTCTTTCACTTAGAGATAACGCCTCCACGTTATCTCACTCTTAATAAAAATCTATGGAGGTAGATATAATGAGTAAGCACAAAAATTTAGAGGGACAAAGATTTGGAAGATTGTTAGCAGTTGAAGAAATAGAACACATCGCACCCGGAATATATAATTACAGGTGCAAATGCGATTGTGGGAATGAAGCTGTTGTTACCAATGTAAGATTATCTCAAGGAATTACCCATTCTTGTGGGTGTCTTAAAAAAGAATTACTTGTTAAAAGAAACAAAGAAAATTCCATAAGGAAAACAGACAATCAGAGAATTTTAAGAATTTGGAGAGCAATGAAGCACCGTTGCGAATTTCCAAATGACACAGCATATCAATATTATGGTGGCAAAGGAATTAAGGTTTGTGAAGAATGGCAGGATTTTAATAATTTTCAAAAATGGTGTTTAACAAGTGGCTATTCTGACGTGCTTACTATTGATAGGAAAAATCCAAATAAAAATTATTCTCCTGAGAATTGTCATTGGGTAGATATGACTGAACAAAACAATCACAAATCAAACAATAAAATGCTTGAATATCAAGGTAAAATTCAGTCGCTTGCTCAATGGTGCAAAGAACTTGGAATAGATTACGCAAGAACAAAAGCTCGTATAAACACTTGTCATTGGAGTGTTAAAGATGCTTTTGAAAAAGAAAAATATTCTCAGATAACAAAACTGGAAAATTAACAAAGAAAGGGGAGGGGAACAAATCAATCCCTTCCCCTTTTGCTCTAAGAGGGGTGATTAAATGGCAAAAATAATGGTATGTGAGGTGTGTGGAGCTGAGTATGGTGTAAGACAAGGATTCAAAGGTGATAGATTTAAACCTGTACATTTTTGCTCAGAAGAATGTTATAATAAATTTGTCGAAGCTAAAGACACAACTCCATTCATGCTTCTCAAAGATTATATCAACTCTATCTATCCTGAACCAGAGCTTATCCCTTGGGATTGGATTATCAAACAAATCAAATCTATTAAAAAAGTGTATGATATAGATGAGGCAGATATTCGTCTTGCTATCAAATACGCAGTAGAGTTTGAAGATTATCAGGTTGACCAAAATTTAGGCTTGGGTCAATTCATCCCACGTTATCTTCAACCCTCTAAAGAATTTGCTGAATCTATACAAAAAGCAAAGAAAAAAGCTCGTAATTTGCCCGTTGTCGAGCCTGTTCATATAACTTACCAACCAAAACCAAAAGCCCGTAAATTCAAAGAAAGATAGTATTGACAAATAGGCTTGAATGTGGTATAATAAGGCAAATAAAAGGAGTTGATGGCTGAATGAATTATTATATTAGCGATACACATTTTGACCATAAGAATGTTATTGCCTTCGATAGCAGGCCATTCTTTACTGTTACAGAAATGAACGCAAAACTTATTGAAAACTGGAACAATCGTGTAACAAATCAAGACATGGTATATATACTTGGCGATTTTCATTGGGGCAAAACTCAAGACTGGTTGTTTGTTCTGCGTCAACTCAATGGGCAAAAGACGCTTGTTCGTGGCAATCATGATTTACATTTACCTTTTACGCCAGAGTTGAGTAAATGTTTTGCTGATGTTAAAGATTATAAAGAGATTGATGATAATGGTCGAAAAATTGTGTTGTCCCATTTCCCTATGCCCGTATATAAGAATATGTATTATGGATGGTATCATTTATATGGTCATGTTCATACTACAACAGAAGACAATATGGTAGAGAATTTCTTTAGAACTGTTCGAGCATATTATGAATTTGAGCGTAGAGCTTTTAATGTTGGATGTATGAAAGAATATATGGGGTATACGCCAAGAACATTGGATGAAATTATTGAAGTAAACAAGGGGTGTGATTGATGCTATATAATGAAAATTATGCGTCAATGATGCTTGGTTGTTTATGCAATAATACAGAACTTCTATTTAATCCTTCTTATCCTCTTTCAAAATCTGACTTTGCACCAATCTCCATGCATAAAATTATCTTCTCAACCATTGTTTCTTTAGCTGAACAGGGCGCAAAAGAAGTTGGTGAGATTGAAATTGACACGTATCTTCAAGCCTTCCCAGTAGATTATGAAACATTTACTGATTCTGATGGGCTTGGGTATGTAGCCAATCTAAAGAGTATGCCAATTCAGGGCGCTTATGAGATGTATTACAATACAATTCGTAAACTAAGCCTACTGCGTCAGCTAAAGAGTGAAGGTATCTCTATTGAAGATTTTTATGATGAGGCAAAGCCAGAAGAAAGTGAAACAAAGAAACTTGAAGAATTAAGTATTCAAGATATTCTATCTTCTGTTGAAGCTAAAGCCACAAAGCTACGCAATCGGTATGACGTGCATTATGTTCGTGATGAAATCAAAGCTGGCGAAGATGTAGAAGAACGGCTTGAAGCTTTCAAAGAAAAGCCAGCATTTGGTGCTTATCTACAATCTGGTTATCTATCAACTTTGTGGAATGGCTGGAATAGAGGGCATCTATTACTACGTGCTGGCCCATCAGGTTCAGGTAAAACAAGATGCTCTGTGGCTGATTTGGTAAATGTTGGGTCTAAAGAAATCTGGTCTGAAAAACACAAAGATTTTATACCCAACCCTAATTATAAATCTTCCACGTTATATATTCATACAGAGATGGACACAGAAACGGAAGTTGAACCAATGTTCTGGGCGGCTATCTCTGGCGTTGAGTATAGAGATATTACAGGTGGTCTAACAACAAAGAAAGAAGACAAACGGATTGCTAAGGCGGGTGAAATCTTACGCCAAAGTAATCTAACCATCACCTCTATGCCTGACTTCACCTCTCAAAGCCTAAAGAGAAAAATTAAAGAAAAGGTTGAGAATGAAGGCATTGAGTATTGCGTGTTTGACTATATGGAGATTCAGTCGGCTTTGTCGGCTGAATTTAAGCAGACTACAGCAGTACCGCCAAGAGAAGACTTAGTACTAAAAAGTCTATGCTCTGATTTGAAACAGTACGCAGAAGAATTTAATGTTGGTATTTTGTCAGGGATGCAATTAAATGATTCGTGGAAATCAATGTCATATATTGATGAATCGGCTTTGGCCGGTTCAAAAGCCGCAAAGAATAAAATTGATGGCGGTAGTATTTTAATCCCAACCCCATATCTAAAGAAAGATATGAAGATAATCGAGCCATATATCAAGCGTAGAGGATATGGTACAGATAGACTACCGTTACCGAACATTTGTGAATTTATCTTCAAAGCAAGATTTGGCAGATATGGCGACCAACGCCTAAAGCTCTGGTCATATTTTAATCGTGGTACGTTTGAGCGCACAGATTATATCATAACAAACGATGCAAATGAAGTTATGACTGAGATTCAACCCACCACATTACAGGAGGATTTTTAATGAAAAAGATTGTGTATACCGAAGTGGTAAGTTCTTGCTTGGATGAAGCCTTTAAGCAATATTTAGATGATGCTATTAAAGAATGTTATAAAAACCATCTTCAAGTTGAGATTCAATACAAGCCAGTAGACAATTCAGGTATTTATCATTCTGCTTTAGTTCTTGGTTATACTGAGGTATTCAGCCTATGAGCAAAAGCGAAGGAAGAACATATTTAGCAATTGCGGCTGGAAGTCTACTATTCTACACAATCGGCTTGCCTATTCTTGATGCGGCTTCTAGTTGGATACAAAATCAATTCAGCTATCATAACGCCAAGCTTCAAGATAAACTAAACAAAGAAACAAACCAACCCACTTCCGAAGCTAATAATGTACAAGCAATTGGATTCCAATGTACGTGTGAAGAATGTGAGGAAGAAGATGAGTAATCGTGTAAAAACTCTAAAAGACAGTGCGTGTTATAGTTGTGAATTTAAGCAAGAGTGTATGGAAAGAATTAGGCGAAGCCCACAACTAATGGAAATTTGTGATGTTATGTTAAATAATAGTGGCTTGAAAGTCAAGGATTGTGGTATTTGGATTGCGTGTGCAGTGGATAATGCGATGAAAGTGGGTGGTCAAAATAGTTGACCGTGGGACAACAAAACCATATATTCATTTTCTATCTAATGCATCAATTGATGTTACTGGTTCTATGCATCTCGTTCGTTTTAAGAAGTATGTGATTCTGCTTGATTGTGGCTTAATACAACAGGGTGATATTGCCACAGCTTATCGCCTAAATCAAGCCCAACTAAAGAAGATTAAACCACGAGATATTGATTATATTATCCTCAGCCATCAACATATAGACCATAGTGGCCTTATTCCCGCTCTATTTGCTAAAGGCTGTCAAGCCCATGTGTATGTGCCTCAAGGCTCTGTCCCATTTCTACGCCTACTATGGCAAGATAGCCTAAAGATTATGCAAGCTGATTGTCTAAAGCTACAAAAAAAGCACGGTATCAAAGCCGCTCCATTCTACACAGAAGAAGATGTAGAAAGGGCTGTATGGCGATGTATTGATATTCCATCAAATACTCCATACAACATCACCAACGATATTAAATTTACTTATTATCCTGCTGGTCATATTCTCTATGCACAGCAAATTCTGCTTGAACTAAAAGAAGGCTCAGTGATTAAACGAGTGGCATTTACAGGCGATATTGGTGGCACAACTCTACGCCCATACGTTGAGCCAAGGCAGACTTTACCTTTTTGTAATGTTCTGATTGGCGAGAATACATACAATCAACCAGGTAGAATCAATAATGTTCGAGATAGAGAACAAGACGAAACCAAAATTGCTACCATTATTAACAACAGCCATCGTATATTGTTTCCCTGTTTTAGTCTTGGCCGAACACAAGAATTACTCACCGTGCTCTATGATATGTGGCAACATCAAGACTTGCCTCTCAATATTCCTATTTATCTTGACAGTCCGTTAGCGATTAAATTCTGTGACTTGTGGCCTGATTTTCCTAAGTGGCAAACAATCATGAACTGGTCAAATCTTCATTTTGTCAAAGATTACCAAGATTCTATCGAACTTCAAATGTCGAATGAGAGATGTGTTGTTATTGCGGCTTCTGGCTTTTTGCAAGGCGGGAGAATTGTAAGCCATCTTAAAACAGCTTTGCTAGACGAACACAATCATATTTGTTTTATCGGATTCAGCGGTGAGAATAATCTAGCAAGCCAAATCAAATCAGGGCAAAAAGATGTTGTAATTGATGGTGTGGCTGTAGCCAATAGAGCCAACATCACAGACTTGCGTTCATTCTCAAGCCATGCAAGCAGAGAAGAATTGATGGATTATTATAGCGAATGTCGATTTGATAAATTGTGCTTGGTGCATGGTCAATTTTCTACAAAAGTTGACTTTGCTCAAGAACTTCAAGACCGCCTACACAACGAAGCCAACTCAGCCAAAGTTGTCTGCATCAATCAAGACCAACGAATTTTTATCTAACAATAAAATAATCCTTGACAAATCCTCCCTTATGTGGTATAATGTGTATATCAAATGAAGGAGGATTTGTTTTATGGATAATGAATTTGCATTATTTTCAGACCAAGCCCTTGAAGATTTACAAACAAGCATTGCTACATATATAGCAATGAATAATAACTTACGAATTAAAAATTTGTTTGAGCAAGTTTGTGCTGAGAAAAATAGACGAATTGCTCTTGAAGCCAGTCTTGAACATTTTACAAGGGGATGATACATATGGAATATATTTTTCTAATGATTTACGTGTATATTGGTATTCTGGTGGCTGAATTTATTTTTCAGTCTGACGCTTTTTTAGATACTCAAGAGCATTATCCAATTTATGCACTATATGCCATTGGTTGGCCTATTGTTGTTATATATTGTATTATAAAGAGTATTATACGGTTCATTAAGGAGGTGAAATGATGATTTTTTTAGATTCAGCCGCAACGACCAAGCCCAAATTCTTTGGTAAAGATTATGATTATCTATGGATGAATAGTAATATGGGTTATGCAAAATATGAACAAACGGCTTTAGAAAATTGTAGAGAAGATATTAAAAAGCGTCTTGGTGTAAATAGTGGTAAGGTGATTGCTGACTCAACCTCAAGTCAATTAGTTGAAAGTTTATTTAATAAAATTAAAGAAAGCACTTGACAAAACAGGGTTTTTGTGGTATAATATAATAGAGGTCAATAAAAGGTAGCTAACTTTTATTGTTAAGGGGCGATGCTTATCTCATCGCCCCACTCTAAATATAATTCTTAGATAAGGAGAATGAAAGATGAAAGAGGTTTGGAAAGATATTGAAGGATATGAGGGGTTGTATCAAGTTAGTAACTTGGGCAGAGTAAAGAGCCTTTCTCGTTTTATAAATAATGGGAATGGGTTAAGAAAAACAAAAGAAAAAATATTAAAACCAAACAATATAAGCGGATATTCATATGTAATTTTACATAAGAAAAACGGAGAATTTCATAATATAGCAATACATATATTAGTAGCAAAATCTTTTGTTGATGGTTATGAATATGGAAAGCAAGTCGGTCATAAAGATGAATCAAGGAATAATAACAACGCCAATAATTTAGAGTGGGTGACACCAAAAGAAAACAGTAATACTCCAAAACACAAAGAAAGAATAGCAAACTCAAGAAAAAATATTGCCATAACAGAACAAACAAGAAAGAAAATGGGAGAATCTCATAAAGGCGGTAAAAGTTCAACCGCCAAGAAAGTAATATGCGATGGTATTGTTTTTGAGTGTGCTGGGTACTGCGCTGAATTTTATAATATTAAAAGTAGAATATTCAGAAGATATTTGGACGGAAGTAGAAAAATGCCACAAAAATTTAAAGAATTAGGTCTTAGATACTATAAGGAGAACGAAGAATGATTGTAATTGGTTCTGCTTACGAGCATGATTGTGTTGAAAGATATATTAACATTCATGTTGAATCACTCACAGAACTTGAAGAACAATTAAATAAGCACCCAAACGAAGATAAATATGTTTGTTGGATGTACGTAAATAATTTAACAGGGAAAATTTTCCCTGTTAAGGAAATAGGCGAATTATGTAAGAAATATAATGCTTACTATATTTGTGACGCAACTGCGGCTATCGGTCATATTAAAATCGAGCCAAATATCGACCAGTGGTGCTCTTGTTTATTTGCTTCTTCTCACAAATGGCATGGGCCAAAGGGTAATGGATTTATGTGGGCCTCTGATGAATTAGCAACTCATTTGCATCTTAGCAAAAATCCAAAAGATGAATATGGAATGTTATGGGGGACTACGGACACACCCGGCATTTGTGCTATGACTGAAGCCTTTGTTCATACAGTAGAGCACACAGCTAAAAATCTCGACTATTATTATCATCTAACCAACTATCTCTATACAAGCGCATTCAACGCTGGCTTAGTCATTACTGAACGTGTTAAAAATGGCTCACAAGCCATTCACGCTATTACAATTCCTAACATTAACGCTGACGCTCTACAAGCTTATCTTGCAAGCAAGGAAATATATGTTGGACTTGGGCATAGCGCGTGTAGCAATGAAGCTGATTATCGTGTGCTTGAAGCTCAAGGGTATACAAAAGAACAAGCTGAGAACACGATTAGAATTAGCTTTTGTGAAGACAATAGTTATAGAGATATTGATATGCTCGTAGGAGCAATTAAAGAATTTAAGGAAAAATTTTAAGGAGAATATTATGATTGTAGTAAAATCTAAAATCAAGCCAGCTAATGAATGTATCTGTGACGATTGTGGTGCAGAACTGGTGTATGATAACAATGATACATACTTTGGTATGTTTGGCGAAGAGGGGATTGATTGTCCAGTGTGCGGTAATTTTGTATTTATTGATAGTGATAAGCCCCGTATTCCTCCCAAATTCCCCGACACATTCTACCACACAGACGCAAACGATAGTTTGTGCAAACTAAGTGACGAAGAAATTCAAACATATGTAGATAAGGTTATGAAGCATGAAAAAGAACTAAAGCCAGGTGAATTTACTTGCAGTGGCACAGGCGACACAATGGTGTATTTGTTCAAGTATGAGAATGAAACAGAAATTGTCGTGTCTAAGAATGAGTGGAGCGATACTATTTCCCATTAAGTAAGGAGATAAAATAATGGCGAAAGGCAAAGTGAATGTAAAAATTCTCAAAAAACAACTCACATTGCCTATGCACAAGTTGGTGTTAAAGGCCATTGATATTCCAATCTTTAGTGAGTC